CGGCGGTCATGCCGGCGTCGGGGACGACGGCGACCTGGTCCGCGAGACCGGCCTCGACGGCTTCGGTGGCGCCGTACCACGTCTCGGCGGTCAGCAGCGTCGGCCAGTCCTTGTCGCCGGCCTTGCCCTGGTAGACCTCGATGAGGCCGCCGTTGATCGACTCGAGCACGTCGGCCTCCTTGCGGAGGTCGCTGGCCGGGCCGTAGATCACCGAGCGGGCGTCGTGGATCATCAGCTGCGTTCCCGGGGACATGACGGTGCGGTCGCAGCCGACAGCGACGACGGAGGCAGCGGAGGCCGCGAGCCCGTCCACGACGGCCGTGACAGAGGCACGGTGCGCGCGGAGCATGTTGAGGATCGCGAGGCCCTCGAAGACCTCGCCGCCGGGGGAGTTGATGCGCAGCACGATCTGGTTGACCTGCGGTCCGAGGCTGTCGAGTGTCGCCGACATCTCCTCGGCCGAGACGCCCCACCAGCCGCCCCAGGAGTCGATGGGGCCGTAGAGCCGGATCGTGGCGACCTCGCCCTCACCGGCCGGCGCGGGCCCGGTGACGACGTTGAAGAACTCGGCCTTCGTCTTCGGTGGGGTCGTCTTTCCCCAGAACCGGTTCCGGCCGAGGGTGGACTGTCGGGTCACGGTGCCTCCTCGGCTGCCGGGTCCGTGCCGTCTGGCACGTCTTCCTTGAAGGTCGTCTTCGGGACCGCCGGGAGCGGTGCACCGCCACGTGCCGGGAGGCCGAGAGTGGTGCGGATGAAGGTCTCGAGGTCCTCGTCGGGCTTGAGGACGCCGGCGTCGACGAGGGTGGCGATCGCGGCGATGATCGCGTCGTTCTTCGACCCGATCTCGTCGAACACCAGCCGCGGTGCGGGCTCGTCGGGGCCGTAGTTGACGTCGACGAGGTCCTCGATGACGTGCTTGGTCGCGGTGTCGCGGACGTTCTCAGCGATCGCTTCGATGGAGAGCGCCAGGACGTCGTACAGGGTTGTCCCGAGCGCCCACGACCCGGTGCCGCGGGCCTGGCCGAGGTTGAGGACGTTGGCGAGCATCGAGCGGGCGATCTGCTCGTCGTGGTAGCGGATCGCAGCGAGGATGTCGGGGACGTTTCCGGAGACGCCGACGAGCTCGAAGTCGGCTCCCTGCGGGAGCGAGAGGCCGGTGTTCTCACCAGCGCGCGCACCCGCGGCGATCTCCTCGCCGGCGAGGATCTCAGCTTCCCCGGGGCCTGCGGCCTTGTAGACCGGGATGCCCATACCGTTGCGCTCAGCAGCCTCCGCTTGGATCCGCAGGAGCCGGTCCTTGAGGCGCCAGTTCTTGTACGCCGACCGGAGCACGGAGCGGCCGATCCAGTTTCCGCCGCGGCGCTGGTTCGTGTAGACGACCAGCCGTGTGACAGGCAGAGTCGCACCGGCCATGCCGCCGCCGACCCACTCGCCCATGCCAGGTGCGAGATAGCCCGATGCGTACTGGGTGATGGAGATGAGGCCACCGTCCGCGGCAACATTCCACGCGAAGATCGTCCGCGGCGGCCGGTAGCCGAGCTTCTTCAGGTGCAGCAGGCCGTCGTCGCCGAGGTAGTAGACCTGCTCGAACGGAGCGTGGCCGAACTGCAGGTGATCTGGGACAGCGACCTGCATGTGCTCGGTCCAGGAGAACCGTCCGCGGGTGCGGGTCGCTGCGATGTCAGGGTCCTGGCCGACGATCGGCAGCCCAAGGTCGGCAGCGACGTGTGCCACGACCTCGGGGCGGCAACCCTTCCCGTCGATTCGCCACCCCGCGCGCAGGATCGGGGTCACCACCGACTGCAGGACGGACCCGACCTGGCCGTCCTGGGCGATCATGTCCTCGTAGACCTCGAGGCACTGCGGCCACCGCAGCTCCGGAGTCTTCTCCTGCTGCAGCAGCGCCCAGAACGGACCGGGCGTCGAGACCGTGTAGCCGCGCTCGCGGACGGGCATCCCTACCGACTTCTGGATGGCGGCCTGGTCGATCGTCAACGGAACCGCCTCCTGTCGTTAGAAACCGCTGGTGCGTGGGTTGAAGCCGGAGCCGGTGTTGCGTCTGGGGCGGTCGCCGGCGGAGGAGTGCCGGACCGGAGGAGCGACAGGGGTCTTCGGGACGAGGCCCCAGAAGAGGCGCGCTGTGGACGCTGCGACGACTGGGCCGATGGAGACCGTCCGGTCGCGGCGGTCCCACTGCTCGACCTCACCGTTCGCCGTGAACCGTGTCGTCGCGTTGCCGACCGCACGATCGAGCTCGGCCTGGCCGACATGCACCACGGTGCGGTCCTCGACCGCGCGGATGAACGACGAGCACGCCTGCCCGGACTGGACACTCGAGATCGGCTCCCACTCGATCCCGGCTGCCTTGAGGTCCGACACCAGCGAGCCAGCCTGGGCGTTCTGCACCAGCCGGACCGGCCCGACGACGTTGCGCCGAGCGACCATGACCTTGAGAGCATCCGCCACCCAGGACGTACCCGTCTGGGTCGTCGTGATCACCAGCGTCCGACCACCAGGACCATCGCCAGCCGCCGCGATCGTCGCCGACTGACGATCCGGCTCAACGTCGACCGTCAGGACCGCCCGCTCAGGAGCCGGCGCAGCCGGATCCTTGCAGCCACCCTCAGTGGTCGGCTTGCTCCACGTCGCCAAGTTGACGACGCTCTCGCCATCCTCAGTCGCAGGGTCGTCCCACCAGACCATAAACTCGCGCGCGAACTCCGCAGGTGGCATCGACCCACGCATCTTCCGGATCGTGTCCTCGTCGATCCGGCGGCCCAGAGCCGTCATGAACCGACGCCAACGCTGCGGGTCATCGAGCGCACACCCAGGTGGGTTGTTCGGCGGCTTCGCGTGATCGCAGCGAGCGAGCTTGCAAGCCCCGAACCGCTTCACGTCGTCGGCGTACTCCATGTACGTCAACGCTGGGTCGCCGCCCGCGCGGCCACGATCACGCACGCTGCGGAGGAACGCCGACTCGAGCTTCCCTGCGGACGATGCGAGCAGCACCTGCGGATCCGGGACCGCCGACAGCGTCGGGTACAGCGCCCCGATCATGGACGGCGTCAACGCGAACGCCTCGTCGAGAACGATCTTGTTGCCCGTCAGACCACGACCGCCGTTCGCGGTGCGAGCCTTGTACTTCACCCGGAGCCGCTGGCCCTCCGAGCCGAGCACGAACAACGACCACTTGCCGTTGCCCGTCACAACCCCGCGCGAGTCCAGCTTCCCGATCGTCGGATCCAGATGCCGCGACAACTGGGGCGTGTTCTCGATCAGCTCGCGCAGATCGTTGAACGCCTCCTCAGTGGAGTCGAGCTCGTGCGCGCTGTGCACGATCAGCCGCTGCTCCGTCACGAACAGCCAGCCCAACTCGGCCAGCTTCACCGTGCCCGTCTTCAAGTTCTGCCGCGGCCCGATCAGACACGACTCGAACGACACCGACTTACCCGACGGCCCGATCGCGAAGAGCAGGTCAAGGAACAGCTGCTGCTCCGGATCCGGACTGAACCCAGCCAGCGCGCCGATCTCAGCGACCTCAGGCCCGAACGTCTCCACGTACAGCGGATGCGACAACCACGTCGGCTCAAGCCGACGACGCGCGAGCCTTGGAGAGCTTCTCTTCACGCTTCCGCTTCACCTCGTCGACCGGGTCCGCCTCCGCCGAGCCCTTCCCAACCGCGATCAACATCAACCGGGAGAGCTCGCGCGACAAAGCAGCCACCTCAGAGCCGCTCGACAACGCAGAGTCCATGCGACGCGCGACCGTCAACGCCTGCGCCCCGATCACCGTCGCGTCCTTGCCCGCCGCACTCAGCTCAGCCAACGTCCGCAGCGACACCGGCGCCATGATCGCCTCGTGAGCAACCTGAGCGAGCTCCTCAGCCTCAGCCACCCGCTCATCACGCGACGGCTTCCCCCGCTTCGCATGCTGACGACACGTCGGGCCGCAATACCTCGCCGTCGACCGCCGCCCCTCGAACTCACACCCACACTGCGCACACGTAACAACCACAGCCAGGCCTCCCTAGCGTGACACCGGCAATCCGGGGAGAGATAGGCGGCGCG